GAGGAACTAACTGAGATAATCTTTGCAAGTTTAATGCACGAAAAAAACCTTCTACTGAATTAACCATTTTGGTCATAGATGGCAGCATAACCTCACCTATCATTGCTGCAAACCTAGTGATAGCATCATTCATATTAGACACTGCACCAGTAAAGGTTTCAGATAGACGTTTACTACTTCCTTGTATACCAGCAACAGGATCAACCATTGCGCTTATTAGTGCTTTGCGAAACTGTGGTAATGTAAGTTTGGTTAAATCTTTAATTCCTTGTGAATCTTTTATAAGTTGCAAGATACCACGTTCACGAAGTATATCGGCTGCTCCAGCACCACCAGCAAAAGCGCGACCTAATGCACTTGCTGCTTCGGTTGCAGTTGTACCCATAAACGCAGCTAAGTCTGTTACAGAACCTAACGTGGCTTTTGAGTTTACACCAAACGCTTCCAATTGCGCTCCAGCATTGACCACATCCTGTAATGCAAATGGTGTAGTTGCTGCTACTTTGTTAAATACTTCAAATGCTTCTTTTGCAGCTTCGGTGCTACCAGTCAAACCAACCAATCTGGTTTGCACATCTTGAAAACCAGATGCAGCCTGGATAAACTTGTTCATGGCTGCTGCTGCTCCACCTACGGCAAAGGTGTACACTAAAATCTTATTTCTTAATGCACCTAATGAGCCAATTAAACCTTTGGTCCTACCTCGCAGTCTTTCTGTTTCATCGCTAAACCGCTTGGTATTTTTAGACAGCTTGTCCATATCAGCATTGGCTTTACCAAAACCTTTGCTTCGGACTTCAATAATAAATTTTTTCTCAGCCATTGCTTTTCTTTGTTTCTTCGTTAATCAATGCATTATACTCTTCATCAATAGCTGAAAAGATGACTACGCGTTCATATTCTGCTTCATCAAGTGTTCGTGCTAATGGTAGATGAAATCGTTTCATGCTCATATACTCTTCTAGCATATAATTTGTTTCTGCATTGCAAAAGTATTTAGAATCAGCACAATGCACTAAAGTATAATAAAGATTTGCTCCAGGAGTAAACTTCTGTTCCTTATCTTCTGCCAATGCACGATCTATTTCATTCCACAGTTCTTCCTCTGTGTATGTAATAGACTTCTTTAATGTTGGTGATTGTGCTTTGTATGGAAACACCAAGTTGCGTGATGGTTGTTGTTTATAAAACATCCAAGTGGCAACTCGGTGCATAATTACTTTTTTTTAGACGGCTCTTTGTATTGGTTATATACTTGCATTAAGACTTCATCAATCGCATTATCATCTAATTTTGCTAGTTGTTTTTCTGGATCAGTGAAAGCATAGTTTAGTACCCAATCAATTACATCAAAGAATTTTGCAGTATCTACTGAACCATCCAGTGTTACTGCTTTAATTTCTAATCTATGTAATTCGCGCCTTGCTTTAAAAGTTATATCAGTGACATCAAATGTGCCATGATCTGTTTTTACTGTCATGTATCTCTCGCATATAAAGTTTCAGTCCTACGCGATGGTGATACCAATTATTTCAGCAGTTTCACTAGCTGCAAATGCTCTAAATGGAATACTTTGTAACATAAAATCTCCCATTTCTGGTTTAGAATTATCTATCATTACTTTCTGACAATCAATAATAAAATCACTGCCTTGTGCTAACGCTAAAACAATACCGCTTGAATTACCAGCAATGCTTGCATCTAAATCATGTATTTCATCGTCACGCTTTGCAACCAATGTGCCAGTAACCTCGTATGGTCCAGTTTGTGCATAACCGTATGGATAGTAATTTGTAGTGTCTTGGTAATGCACACGAACCAATGGCCTTGAAATATTTATTTCCCATGAATTTAATATTAAAGTTTCTCCACCTAATGTATTTGTTGTTAAGCCAAAGATGTTTTTAGGTGCATCGGTATCTAGCGTTTTTGTATTTGGTGCAGCATATGCACTTTGTACTGGCCTATACCCAGTAACAAATGTTGTCTCTACAACCATTTCACCACCATTTGCACCTACATCTTGTCTCATTGTCATAGAGGTAGCAAAGCATCCAACCATAGATACATCAATTAATCCACCAGCAAGGTCTGCTCCAGCATTTTCAAATAATAAAGTTACTGCATTTACGTTTGTACCACCATGTTTCATGGTAGTAGAACTATTGTCGTTTGTGTTTACTGCTGGTGTTAGTGATGCTTCAGAACTTCCATCTCCAAACAACGCTAAACACGATTTTAATACTGCTGTAGGAGTACCACGCATGGTTAAGGTCACTTCATACATTTGTGTATCTGGACGATGATGGCCTTGACTTGCAAGTTGACCTAATAATCCAGATTTATTTGGTGCAATGTCTAATGGTGCAGATGCACCTTCAATATTAAAATCAAGCACTTGTAAAAAATTCCATGTGTCACTGTTTGCATGTGCTGTTCCTAAAGCCGCTGATCCATTGCCAATACCGACTTCAATAATATTTCTTGGTTGAAAATTAGTTGCCATTACTTATCTTCCTTTTTTGGTTCTGCACTTTGCAAATGCGATTTTAATTCTTTAGGTACGTGGGAAAGTTTGATGGTAAGTCCTTGTAACAAACGATTATGTTTTGCAGCACTACCAAACGCATAAAAGTTTTTATCATCTGATAATTTTTTGTAGGATTCTTTTGCTTTGTATTTCACGATACTATCTCCATTACTGACATGGTTGTAGACATGTTAACATTTAATAATTCTGGTCGATCTTCATCACGACCATATTCAATATTTTCCACCGCAGCATTGTAAAACTGTCTTGTTCCGCTTACACTGTAGTTTCTATTGTTGTACATAAGTCTTTTAAATCTTTCTGCAATTAATGCCACTTGTTTTATACTGTTTTTGCTATAATTACCAGAGTAATCTATTTGGTAATTCACATTGACAGTATAGTTTCTCACTTGACCAATATTAATTTCCTCTACATACTCATCACTAACTGGCGTAATCAGAAAACTTTGATTACCTCTATCAGCAAGTACATCATACAACACTGGAATAGAAAATTCGTTTGCAAGTATAGTATGTAAATTGTCAATAACTTTGTCAAAGATGACGTTCTCAAATGTAATTGCCATCTACTTATAGTCCTTTCGATGACATCATCTATACAACTGACCTGACTTAACACTGCCAATTGGAATTCCATCGCTTTGAAAGGTTATGCTCCACTCGTCTCCACTAGTGTATACTCCAGCTTGAAAACGAATTTGTGCGCCATATGCTAATGCTTGGTAATCACCGTTAATTGTTTCTGCATCAATGACTTTTTGCATACGTAAACCAGTAGAGTCTTTAACAAACACATCATATTTTACAGTACTTGCTGATCCAGGTGAAAACGTACCAGCACTGCTAATAACCACACGAACTTCATCGTAGTCTGTATTCGGTGGACCATACATTTTTATATCTTCAATATAACCAGTAGAACTGCCACCAAGCTGAATTTCAGAAATTACACCAGACTCTGAACGAAAACTGGTTTCATTCCACATTACATATTGACGTTGTTTTAATTTGGTAAGCAAACCATCTTCACCCAACGCTAATTCTTCAATTGCCTCTGCACGTTCTAAATCTTGAGAGCGCATTAAATCAGCGCATGCAAGTATTGCATTAATACGTATTACAATAAAATCATATGCACGATCAGATGCTCCCTGGTAATTGCTATTATTTCGTTTTACTATAGGACGATCTAAATAGCTACGCATACGATCTGCTTGTTCTTTACATACAGTAGTTTTGAGTCCATCCCAATCTTGCCCAGCTTCCACAACTGCACTGTTTAAGGCACTTACACTAGATGATGTAACAAAATACTGCAATGTGTCTGTCGATGCAGTGTACTGTGCTTCACCATTTGCATTAGGTGTGTCTGTTACCATCGTGACTTCTGCTTGGTCTACAAACAATTGTAATACATATCCAGTGCCAGATAAAGCATATAAATTACTAGTTGCAGTGGTAGACCAATTGGATGCTAGTATTCGTTTACGGTCATATTTATCAATGTCTCCAACCACTGCTTGAAGATCGGTAGTATTATTACAAAATGCTGTTAAATAACTCATGCGTATGCAACCTCTTCTCTTATATTAGGTAAAATGGTGACATTCGGTATCTGCGTGGTGATAATCAATGCTACAATCATACCTAGAATTAAATCAGTATCTTCATAACGCGTATGCAATTGATCTACTAAACCTTGTAATTCTTGCATCACTTCAATTAATCTGTCAATCTGTGCAGCATCATCCATATTTACTTACAACTTCCATAAAATGTTCTGGTGTACCTTTTCCTTTGGCAGTATTGAAATAATCTTTCCAGTAGCGACTTTGCTCATCTAGTGTACGCGGTAATGGCTTTGGTACTCGTCTATAGTGCAAACGGCATAATACAATTTGCGCTGCTATATTTGTTGTTAAGATATATCGCCATTCTTCTTCTTTTGGTTCTAAAAAGTATTTCCAATCCAATATGCAAACTTCTGCTACTTTTTTCATTAGTGATTCGCGATATTTTAAGTAGTTAGTACATACGTCTACCGCTACCCATGGTTCACACTGAAAAAACCCGCGTGCTGGGCCTTTTATTTGCTGTAAGTACACATACTTAGACTCTACTAAGCCTGTATTGTACACTAAGTCTAATGCTTTGGGATCAGCGTATTTTTCGCCTAGCTTTTGTAAGACATCGTTAATGATGCCACGCATTTGTTTTTTATCGACCACGTTTCATCTTTTTTGTTTTTTTCATTGGCTTTTTCTTACCCATCTTTTTGCCGTAACCTTTTTTACTTGGCATAGTAACTCCTTTATTTTTTTAATGTTGCGCCACTAATAATCATTGCAAGCAAGTTTTGAATTAAATCAGCTACATCTCTAAAAATTGGAGCTTCTTTTTCATCTCTAACAAATGGTATGTTTATAGCTTTGTCCATGCCTTCTGCTATGATTGTTTCAAACTCATCGCTCTTTACATATACTAAAAATGCTTCTTTTAAACCATCTGCTTGCTGTTCAGCTAACTCTGTTGCTTTTGCAACCATCATTGCTTTTATGTCCATTACATGATCTCCATTATTACGTTTACAATTACTGGAAAAGTCACTAGCGCAATTGTGCCGTAGACTTGCACTTTAGCAAGTGTGCGGTCGTGTTCGCTAACCTTTCCGTTTAATTTTTCTAAATGTTTTTCTACGCGAGTCATCATATTAAATAATGTTTTTTGACGCTCATCTAGCTTGACTAACATTGCGTATGTATCTTGTTCAGTTGGCATTAGTGCTTTCCATTTATTCTAGACAAATTGCCTTTTATTTCCATAAGTATATCTGATAAATCATTCATTTCCTCAACCATCTTTTCATGCCGCCTGTCGCGTGTTGCATCACTAGCATTCCACCTATCAACAAGTTTAATAACTATGCTACTTGTATTAGTGGCTATTTCTTTCATTCTTGCCATTTCTTCGCGTATCTGTTCTAGTTCTTCATCTTGATGTTTTTGGCTCTTAATTAGCGAATTAATCATTAATGAAAGCAACATAGCAAGCAAGCCAAGCGCGCCTAATTCTCCATATGCTTCAATAAGTTGTGTCGTATCCATAAATGCACTTTATCATTCTTTTTATAATTTTTGTATTAATGTTTATTTTACCAATATTGCGAGCAAGCATAAGCAATGCTTGTTCTTGAATTTTAGCTTCTTGCGCTTGACTCACAGAACCATCCACCATGCAATCGCAGTTTCTACAATTAAGTCCGATGCAGTATTATAGGCCCATGCTTTCTTTGTGCCGTATGTTTCTTCGTCGCCCTCTATAAGCCACTCAAAGATTTCCCAAGCGACACCGATAAGAAACACAGCCATCACTACCCAAAAATCTGACCAGTTTAGCCACATAAATATTTTTGCTAAGAAAGCACCAGCTGCTAAGTGATACGCTGTCCAACCGTCTAATTGACTTGTGCTATATTGCCATGATACTAATGTTGCTAGTGGATTTTTCATCGGAGTGTTACTTTATTATTTACAAGTTTATGTTTTACAATATCGATGCGCCCATGACCTTTATCTGTTTTCTTTGCAACTTCGCTAACATATTCAGTTTCAATCGTTTCAAAAGAATCTGATCTTTTTACTATTTCGCCATCCACAAACAAAAAGTATTTTTTAGCACCTGGATATGTAAGCGTAGCTGTAGAGCCATCACTTAAAGCAACGGTCTTTGTCATACCTGGTTTATTGTTCAGATGTATAACAACGTCATAGTCTTGAGCGCATCGTCTTACAATCATTCTTCTGCTTCTTCTTCCTTTGCAAGACTTTCTTCCATCATGCGAACAAAACCGTCTTTACTCACCATTAATTGCTGTTGTACAAAAGCATTATTGTTTATCTTGTCATCTATATTTTTTAAATGCATATAGATTTGTTTTTGCTCATCGTTGAGATCGTTGTTCACATCATACTCTTTGTCGTTCAACGTCAAAACTGGGCCATTTTGTTTTTCTTTTTTAGCCATGTTAGACTCCTTGTTTGTTAATTAAATTATTCTGGCGATTTAGCTGGTTCTGGATTTTGTAGCTTTCCCCATGCTTCTTTTTCTTCGTCACCCCACAACGCTTCAGCAATTTTCTTTACTTTTGCATCTTCTGATGAAAGTATAGAATCTGGATGTACTACATGACGATGATAACCTACGCTACCAATCTGTTTACCATCATCCATTACTTTTGTAGCTGTTCTCACTTGTATTGAGTATTCGCCTTTTACTTCGATTTGGTCTACCTCGACCACTTTTTCTAATGCCATTTCTGACTCCTTTTTTGTTCCAACCTAATCAATCCAATTAGGTAGCCATGTATGAAAAATGTCCATATATATCAGCAGAATCGTCATTGATTTCACTCACCATAACTATATCAATATTCCCATTATCGGGAACTTCAGCAAATCTAATTGCAGTTGTTCCTCCAGAGGGAGAAATCGTAACATATTCACCTGTAAAATTCACATTCTCTAATGCAACAGAACCCTGAGCATGACCAGCATGATTTGCAACAGTATAAGGTAATCCCTGTACAAAAAAATCGTTTCCGCTTGTCATACCAGTTGTGTTAATGTTCACTAAAGTAAATTCACAATGAACCATTCTACCAATTCTTGTATAGTAACCCGTTGCAGTTCCAGCAGAGGCTGTATTCCCACCACTTGAAGCATCTGCTGGTAAAGGTGTCCAAGTGCCATCCTCATAAACCAAACCATCATCACCAGAAGGAGCATTTTCTACACTTGCACCAGTTACAGCTCCATGTAAATCATTACCAGATTTATCAAACCATTTATCAGATGCTATTCCACTACCATCGTATTCAGCTACTGCACCGATTTGTACTAATGATAAATTATCTAAAGTAACTACATTACTTGCACCTAAACCAAGCAACCTTACATATGTACTTGTTGCGTGTAAGCAAGTAAATTCCATATGATACCTTACCATTGATGTTGTTAAAGCTGATGAAGCAAAATTACTTACACTATCATTAAGTCCTTTTCTCCTCCCTAGATCGGAAGAGC